CAAAACCGGTTTCCCAAAGTGTACCGCCCTCGGCAAGAGCGCGGACGAATACTGCGTGTGCCGGACATCCGCTCCATAGATATGTCGCAAGGCACTTGGCTCGTTATGGCACAAGCCCGTTTTATGCTGCACCCGATTATGCAAGAGCTTAAAAACAGCGGCTATTTATTTGAAAAACAAGACGGGTCTAGGTCCATTCCGCACAAAATGTCCGTGGCTATTAATGGCTGGGAGGCCATGCGGAAAGGGCGGGTGATTACCTGCGGCACGGCGCAGGCCATCTACTCTTATATGTCGGGCAACGGGGTGCGTATCAAACGGGGCTATAAAAAGATAGAGGCCCACGATAACGAAATGTTTGGACTAACCGACTTACAAGAACATTTTGGTCTATTGGCTACGAATGAGATGATCTGGCACGAGGCCATGGATAAAATACCAGAGGGGGACAGGGCATACATCACGGCCCTTCTCCGGCGAGGCGAGAAGTTCAACGCCAAGCCCCGAATAAGATTGTCCACGATCCACGGAACAAAAGGTGGAGAGGCAGAAAACGTTGTAATCCTACCGGATTTGACCGCCGCGGCGTTAGACACGCCGGGGGACGATCTTCACCGCGTTTTTTACGTGGGGGTGACGCGGGCCCTTCAGAACCTTTACATCTTAGAACCTGAAGACTATTTAAGAGCATACGCTTTATGAAAAAGGAAACAGAAATGAGTCGAATACCCTGTCCAAAATGTGCCAACAAGGCAGAAGAAGTCATTAACGCTGAAAAGCAATTACGTTTAGGCTGGTGGTGCCCGGTGTGCAACCACTTTGAGCAAGCAATCTATCGCGAGCGAAAGGTGGCCTAATGACAACCGGTAAACTGCAAATGGCTATGTTCCCGCCGAAGAGCGATTGGGTGCCCCCTGTTGAGCTTCCCGACATTTTTGACGCGGACGAAATTGCCATCGACGTAGAAACCCGCGACCCGAATCTAAAGCAGAAGGGACCGGGCTGGCCTACGGGCGATGGTGAAGTGGTGGGCTATGCCATCGCAGTTTCCGGGTGGAAATGCTACATCCCCGTCGGCCATGCTGGCGGGGGTAACCTCGACAAACGCATTGTGAGCAAGTGGCTTAAAAAAGTATTTGAGTCACCTGCTGACAAAATCATGCACAACGCCCAGTACGACCTTGGCTGGATTCGCGCCATGGGGTTTGAGGTTAAGGGCCGCGTAATCGACACAATGATTACCGCTAGCCTGATTGATGAGAACCGGTTCAGCTACAGCCTGAATGCGCTCTGCTACGACCATCTGGGCAAGACAAAATCCGAAAAGACTCTGGTGGAGGCGGCCAAGGAGTTTGGCGTTGATCCCAAGGGCGAGATGTGGAAGCTGCCCGCGATGTATGTGGGGCCCTACGCAGAGACCGATGCCGAGATCACACTGGAGCTTTGGAGCCACTTCAAGACCTTGCTCAACCGGGAAGATCTTTGGGACGTTTGGCGGCTAGAGATAGACCTGCTCCCGCATCTGGTAGAGATGACCATGCGCGGTATCCGGGTAGACATTGACCGCGCTGAACGGACCAAGCAAGTCTTGATGAAGCAAGAAAAGGAAGTCATCAAAAAGATCAAAGCGCTGACAGGAAGCAACGTTGAGATCTGGGCGGCTCAATCTATAGCCAAGGCATTTGACGGACTAGGCCTGCCGTACCCCAAGACAGACAAAGGCTCGCCCAGTTTTACAAAACAGTTTTTATCGGAACACCAGCATGAGCTTGCACAGTTGATCGTGAAGGCTCGCAATCTCAACAAGACCAACGGAAACTTTATTGACGGCATATTAAAGTTCACTCATGACGGGAGAATACACAGCCATATCAATCAGTTACGTTCGGATGACGGCGGCACAGTGTCGGGCCGCATCTCCATGAACTCGCCCAACCTTCAGCAGATCCCGGCCCGCGATCCACAACTGGGCCCCATGATCCGCTCTTTGTTCCTCCCGGAAGAAGGCCAGCAGTGGGCGGCGATTGACTTCTCGCAACAGGAGCCACGGATCTTGGTCCATTTCGCCAAGAACTACGGCGACTATAAAAACATGCCGATGCCCGGGGTAGAGGATTTCGTGGACGGCTATCGCAACGACCCCAACATGGACTTCCACAGCATGGTGAGTGAAATGGCGGGCATTCCGCGGAAACAAGCCAAGGTCATCAACCTTGGCATGATGTACGGTATGGGCGTGAACAAACTGTCCGACCAACTCGACCTCAGTGTCGAAGAAGCAAAGGCCCTGACCCAGCAATACCACAAGAGGGTCCCGTTTGTGAAAGGCCTGATGCGTGGCGTACAGAACAAGCTTGACGACCCACGGTCCTCGGGCAGTCTCCGTTCTCTTCGGGGCCGGAAGTGTCGCTTTGATCTATGGGAGCCGGACAGCTTTCAAATGCACAAGGCTCTTCCCCGTGATGAAGCAATCTCGGTCCACGGGCCTACTACACGCCTTCGACGCGCATACACGTACAAGGCCCTCAATCGGCTCATACAGGCTTCGGCGGCGGACATGACCAAGCAGGCGATGGTGAACGTTTGTGCCGCAGGGAGCGTCCCAATGCTTCAGGTGCATGATGAGCTTGCTTTCTCCGTCGAAAGCGCAGAGCAGGCAAAAGAATTGGCAGAAATAATGGAACAATCCGTTCCGTTACAAGTCCCGAACAAATGCGATGTGGATCTGGGTCCTAGCTGGGGCGAATGCGAAGAGCTTGAATAGGGCGCAAAATGGCCCTATACTGTCCCATACTTGTGTAGGAGATGTCCCATGGATACAACAAAATGGAAGTCGGTTTTGCTGCCGAGAGATGTGTACGAAGAGGTTGTAGTAATCGCTCGTGTAGAAGGCCGAACCATTAGTGGTCAACTTCGCTACATTGTCGAAGCATGGAAGCAAGAGAATTTATCTAACCGCGATCAGGAATACATCGTGGATCAGATCAAAGAGTTTAAGAAAGAAACGGGCACTGAAGCTTTGACTTCAAAAAGTTATTCGATATGACGTTTAGTGTTATGCAGGCCGAGTTTGATAAGGCCTTGAAAAAATTGGAAAAAGGTTACGAAGAAGGGAAGGTAGACAAGTCCGACTTCGATAAGTTGCACATTTGGCATGAATTTCTCAAGGCAAAGGTTGATGCGGAGCGAGAAAAGAATGCCAAAGAACTTTGACAACGTAACCTGCCCTTCGCATTACAACCAAGGTGATGTCGAGTGCATCGACGGCATCAAGGCCAGCATGTCTCCTGAAGGTTTTCAGGGGTATCTCAAGGGGAACATCCAAAAGTACATATGGAGATACGAGATAAAAAAAGAGCCTGTAGAGGACCTGCGGAAGGCCCGTTGGTACTTGGACCGTCTCATTATGGAGCTAGTAAATGGCACCATGGAGTAGACTCCCGGGATGCCCAGCTAGCCGTGCAAGCAGCGCACCAGATGGCGGATCGGTTCAACCGCAACATGGCAATACAGCACGACTTGTCTGTAGTGCCTGAAGCCGAAGCAACAAAAGAGATTCTTGAGGTAGTAAGGCCCGATTGGTATACTACGCCTTGACGGTCATTCCGTCATTTCAAACGTTTTAGGATTCTAGTAGGCTTTTCTCCCAAAGTGAGTTGAACTGAATCCGACTCCCAGCCCCCCGCAAAGGGGGGCTTTTTTATTAATGGATGGTGTCCCCATCGCCGGGCGAAAGATTACCTACCTGTAGGAAACAGGGCCCGGTTTCTCCCAAGTAAATCCCAACAATATTGAACTCAACGAATTCTTTTGCTTCGTCCCATGTCATGTCGATGCTGTCGTCCATAACAATTTTGATCATTTTCTGAACGTCGTAGACCAACACTTCTTCATCGCCGTCTTTTGTGGAAACCGTGCCAATTCCAAGAATGGCTTCGTCAAATCCCTCTGGCCCCATCATTTGCATTCAACCTCGACCTATATTATCGTATACAAATATTTTGCTGCCCCCGAATTGGATTTTAACATGGACCTGATTAAAGCCATTGACGGTGGGACAGAAAGAAACTCAGAAAGCGAGCGCCGTTGTTACATCGGTGCAAGTAACGTCGGCCATCCTTGCCGGGCCTTCCTCCAGTTTAGCCTTCGTGGTTACCCGCAGAAAAAAGTTCCCCCCGCAGTAAAAAGAATTTTTGAGATAGGCCACATCATTGAAGACCTTGTGGTTAGAGACTTGAAAAAAGCTGGGGCCACCGTCTACGAAGTCGATCCTAAAACCAAAGAACAGTTTGAATACACCTCGTTTGGCGGACACTTGCGCGGCCACGCCGACGGTATCATCGCGCTTGGCGAAGATAAGGCCACCCCTGAGATCCTTGAGATCAAATCCATGAACGATAAAAAGTGGATGATGTTTCGGGACAGGGGCATCCACAAAAGCCACCCTATCTACTACTACCAAACGCAATTGCTAATGGGGTTATCCGGGGCAAAAGGCGCATGGATGGTGGCATACAACAAAAACAACTCCACCTACCACGCAGAACACGTGCCCTACAACCACAACGATTATGTTTTCCTGATCTACAAAGTTATGTCCGTGGTCCGGGACTTGTCGGCAAAGAAGATTTCGAGTGACCCACGAAACTTCCACTGCCGTTATTGCAACTACCGCCCACATTGCTGGCCAGAGGGAGAAGTATCCCTGCCCCTCCCTGTTGAGTGCCGAACATGTAAGCACAGCAAACCAGTTGGTAACCGCAAATGGTTTTGCACGTTGCACAAGTCTCGGGCCACGGACCCCTGTTCACAGTGGTACAAAGTGGAGTCTACCGAATAATGAGTATGCGCGACGTTTCACGGCCCACGGTCCAATCCGGGGATGTTTGTTGGTATTGCCGGGGCCGCCTGATCTGGGGCGGCGATCACGACCTCTCGGAAGAAGAAGAGTTTTTCGACATGTCCAGCAATCTCTCCTGCTCGGACTGCGGCGCACACGTTATCTACTATCGCCTGAAGGACGAAGAAGATGACGATTAAGCGCATCCACATCAACCAGCACATCATTCGCCGTAACGCCAAGACCGGGGATCGGGAGCCCGTGATCACCGTCAAAGAAGGAAAAAAGAATACCTACGGACAAAGCGTCACGGTCCACGGGCCAAGTAAAGTTGTGTACTCCCCGGACAAGCCCCTGTCATGCGGCGCAAAGGTCTGGGTGGAAACTACCGCAGAAGTGGAGATTTGTTAATGGAAGACAAAGAACGCATCCAGCCGGATTGGAAGGACTACTTCATCATGGGGTTGCTTTTATTAATTATGACCCTAGTATGAAGGCACCTAATCGCATGTTGGGGCAGGCGGTTGAAAAAATACCCATGCCATTGGTGTGGCGAAGAAAAATTATATAGAGACTTTGCGGCCCGCTTCAAAAAGGGCGGCAAGCTAGTCCGTTACAGAAGCCAAGCGCCAAGCTGCTCTGCTTGCGACGTTAAACGTCAAAGCGAAAGCATTCACAAAAACCGTATCAACTTCCTCAACACGAAGTTGCGGGACATCGAACGCCGGGCAAAAAAAGACGGTCACAAACTTTCAGTCAAATGCACCGTCGATTTTTTCTTGCAACTGTTTGAGGCGCAACAAGGCCTGTGCGCCATCACCGGACTGCCTATGACATGGGGTCACGAAAACCAACACGGCAACAGCGGCAACCGGCGCGGCACTAACATATCAATAGATCGGATAAATTCCGACCAAATGTACAGCCCGGAAAACGTCCGCCTCGTCTGTGACCGCGTCAACAAAATACGATCCAATATGGACGACACCGACCTCTACTTCTGGTGCGCCCAAATTGCAGCAAGTATCCGAAGAATCTAACCCTTGCGAAGCTTTTTGGCCGCGTCTTCAATTAGCTTCAGCCGCTTCTCGTAAAACGACATCGACTCTTCACCGACCTCGGCCATCGGATCTTCCTCCACGTAATGCTCTGCCTCTTCCAGCGCGTCTTCCCACTCGTCCCCCGGATCACGGTTCACGGGCCTAGCTCCGTAATGCTCATGACCCAGCCCATGGGGATGGCAATCTCAGCATCACCCTCGACTACGTTTCCGTCGGCATCTGGAATGATGTGCGGACAGACAATCAAGCGCTCTTCATCCATGTGAATTACTGCGCCACAAGACAGGATCGTCGCTTCACGGATCTGCTTCAGATCTTCCAGCGGCCTCCAGCCCTCTTTTGTTCCCCCACATGCATCGCGCCACTCAACTAAATAAAGCTTGGTGTTCATCTTGTATACGACTCGTGTATGCGATAAAGTATTGTTCTACCTTTAAGCCTACTACATAACCGAGGAAAAAGAATGGAATTCAACCCAAACCTGCGCATTACCCGAAAGGCTGACCGCGTCGAGGCTGCCAAGTCTTTTGAAGACAACGAAGGGTTCCGAGAATACGTGATGGATATTTTGGAAAAGCGAGTCAGCGAAGCCCCGGCGTCGGAAGAGTTTAAGATCATGGAGTCTTTAAGCTATGCGTCAACCGACGAAGAATTTGTTTTCAAGTTATGCCAGATGGGCTACATCATCTACACCGACTTCCTCATGGATGCTTATGCAGGGTTCGAGAAAAAGCACCTGCACTAATGCGTCACTGCTACGTTTGCAACAAACCCGGCGTCCCCATCAAAAACGCTTTATGTGAGAGGTGTTCTAATGACCTTTATGGAGTGGGCCCTGACCATGTCCCTGCTTTCCAACGTGATCCTGTTCGCTGTGCTTCGGCATCACAAATCTCAATTGACCCTCTTGAAAGACAACGCCAAGCGGTTCGCGAAATATTGATGGACGACAAAACGTACAAACCCTTGATATGAAGTTCAGCACCCACATTGCAGTCTCTATCGCCCTCTACGGGTTTGCCCTCATTTATTTCCTTTTGATATAAGCTTATATCAAATCAATCTTTGACTTTACTCCCTTAGTATGCGATGATATAGGAGTCGGGGGTTATGCCCTCGATTTCTGTTGCCACCCGGTGACAGGGTATGTTCCACGTGGAACACTAACTTTGGGAGAAAATTATGGAATTTTATAAGGGCTTTGAGATAGCGAGCGAGTTAGAAAATGTCGGCGGCGACGACCTCACTCGCGTGTACCGTGCTTATCGTACCGTGTTGAATGATTACACGTTTGAACCTGAGTGGGAGTACGTCGATGGCACAGCGGCCCACACAAAAGACGTATGTATTTCGCAACTTGATGATGTGATAGAAGAGGGAAAGGTATGAAACCAGAAACCACTAACGACGTACCGCTGACCAAAGCGGAAGCGCAATACGGCAAACCACAAGACCGCATCGTCAAGCTGCTCCAGCTAGGGTTCAGCCGGGATGAAGTCTTTCACGACATTACCGAAAAATGCTCCATGTCTACCACCCACAGCCGGTCACCCAAAAAGCGTAAGCAGGAACTCGCTAACCTCATCGCCCAAATAGACAGCATGAGCGTCTTCGCCACCGGAACCATCCCGGAGGGCGCGTGAGTAACCGAATAGGTGAACTGCTCGTCGCCGCGGCTATCGCCGTAGCCGGGATAAGCGTCATCCTCGGCGTACTATTCCTCTTGATCCTTTGATCGTGACCCGGGGTCCGTGAATAGGTCATTTCTGGCCACGGTTCACGGGCCACGGGTCTTAATTTCGCTATCTATATAGTGTTTTCCCAGAGAAATAAAAAAATAAAAAATAAATTAAAAATAGGCGTAACCGGCGTAACCGCGTAACCATGGCCTGAAAGCCGCACAAACACTGGGTTTTGTTGGTTACAGTTGGTTACACGGGTATACACCACTATGTGCAGAGTTTGTTAATCAGGCTATTGCTATTGAGGTTTTTCAGTTTTGAAAAAAATTATTTTTATTTTTCTGGGAAATATATATAGGGAGGGCAAAATTAAGGTATGGTTATGCTGACTTACTCACATATGGGGGCCTTCCATGCCTAAACAGAAAAGCCGCTATGCCAAGGTGCTGGACACCAAGGCGGCGTCCCTTCCCGAAGCCAAGCGCCAGAAGCGCAACCGACCCCCGCTAGCCGAAAAGCGCCTGACCCGAAAGCAGGAGCTTTTTGTCCGGGAACTCGTGTCAAAAGATGGACAGATCACCATGCGGGAAGCGGCAATCAACGCAGGCTATCCCGAACGGTCTGCCCATGTCAGGGCCTCTGAATTAACCAACCCCAAGATCAGCCCGCACGTTTGCCGTGCGATCCGAGAATACCGACAGGAGCTTGATCAAAAGTACGGCGTGGAATACCAGCGGCACCTGCGAGATCTTCAAGTTATCCGGGATGCTGCGTTGGATAGCGGCGCGTTTTCTGCCGCAGTGCAGGCGGAGTATCGCCGGGGTCAGGCGCAGGGAGACATCTACGTCAACAAGACCGAGATCCGTCACGGTACGATTGAGCAAATGAGCAAGGAAGAAGTTTTGAAAGCTTTGGACGAACTCAAGCAGGTCTATGCCCCCTTGACACATGATGCGGGAGTAGAGGATGCTGGTAATAGAACAAAAGCCAGAGAACGTTTGGGAGAGCAAGCAATAGATGTTTCTGATTGAATTTTTTGGGCAGTGGTGGTACGGCAAAGACGAGTGGGACCGAAGGAAGTCTGGTCGTAGCGGCATACACGAAAAATGGGTTGAGCCGCATTTCTCTCACCCCTTAGAGCGACAAGCTTGGGAGCTTCGTAAAAAAAGATTCAAATAAACATGGCGGATATTTTGGACACGCCGGTTAAGGCGAAGCGCCCACGCGAAGCCAGTTTTTGGCAGGCCATGAAACAGGCCATGAAAACACATCATCCTGAGTGGAGTGCCACGCGACTAGAGTCTCGTGCGACTCAAGGTGTGCCTGACGTTTTGATTTTGGACAGCGACGGCAATTGGCATCTAGTGGAGTTAAAGACTACGCAAAATAATTCTGTCCGCATTTCACCCCATCAAGTTGCGTTTGCTACCAAACACGCCCACGGCAGTTGCTGGATCGCAGTTAAGCACCCTGCGGGGGTGTCCCTGTACCGTGGTGATTGCGTGATGGATTTGCGCTTAGATGGATTGGACTCTGAACCTACGGCCTTCTTTCCCACGCCTGTGGATTGGGCCGCCTTCTTTAAAACACTTGCCGTATAAGCGATATATCGCATATACTTTTCCCTGCGGTATTCATTCATTGTTATGGGAGAAAAACATGAAACTGACACCTAGAGAAAGCGCCATTCAAATTGTGATTAATTTGATTGAAAATGAAATTCATGACCAAGAAAAAGAGGCCACGCGTGTAAGAGCATTTGGTATTCCGCCGGAAACGACCGATGCCGTTATAAGGCACCTCAAAAAGTACGCGCACCAAATGCGCAGAAAAATTGGTGCTGACCCAATATATGAGGAGGTGATATGACTAGGGGTGAAGCTGCTGAACAGCGGTATGCAGGACAAAATTATGATCACGCGTTGCCGCAGGGCTGGGTGGACGCCTGCTGTGAAAAGGGCATGGACCCGAGGGGCCATTTCGTTTGGCTGTTTGATGACTACGTCGGACGCCCCGCACCGATTACGGAAGAGGGCGACAGGATCGCCAGCCTGCTGGCCCGCAACCCATGATCACTCACGCTTTTGATTTTGGTTTTGAGATTGAGTGCGGCCTGTCCGATCCTGCGGACATTCCTGCCGAAGTTTTGCGGGCCGCCATTCAGCAGTTGATAGATTCTTTGCCTGACGAAGAATTATTAAACGCCTGCGCCATTGTAGATAGCGTTGCGCACTGACCCCGCTCCGGCGGGGTTTCCCTTCTATCGCATATGCGATACTCTCCCCCTGCGGAATCCACCGCATCACTTTGGGAGACAAATCATGCAAACGGAAAAATTAAAACGCGTCGTCCTCATGCTTGAGGCCTATCACGGGGATTTAACGTATTGGAAATCCTGTGGCCTTGAAAATTGGGTGGCCTGTACGTCCGGCACACCCACCCCGCATTACAAAGATTTGAGCAAGCTAAACGAAGCGGAATGGCAACAGGCCGAATCCTTTATAACAGAGTATGTCGCGGATGTTGAATTAGCGATTGCCGACTTACAAAATTTAGTGGAGACGCAGTCATGACTCGGACCGAACAATACGGGCAGGACCCTGCCACCGTGACCAACCCCGATTACTGGGATTGCGAATGCAAGACTAATTACATCCGGCCCAAACAAAGCTTGGGTGCGGACCAATCAAAATTTGAGTGCCCCCTCTGCGGGGCGAGTGAAGACGAACAGCCGGACAGCCGAGCCGACGAAGTCGCGGCGGCACTGGCGGACGTTGAGTTGTGGCCTGCGATTGAAATGCGAGATCACTATCAGGTTCACGGTTGGGTTTCGATGGATACGAAGATCGACATCTTGGCGTCATCGGAAGAGGAAGCGATAAAGATTGCCGAGCGTGTTTTTAATCAGCGCGTTATCGATATGTATAACGCCAGCATTGGAGCCGACGAACGGGTGCATGACGATTGGTATGAACCCGGATGCGACCAAATGGAAATCGTGGACGTTCGCGAGTATGACGGCGAGGGCTGTTGGACGCTGGAATCCAGCGAGGGGATGGCGGAATAATGAATGACGCACTGAGTGAACACGAGTGGGAGCAAGTCTTTGACCAGATTAAAGAGGACCTTCAATACGGCGACTTTACCGCTCTATTTGAAATGCTGGATCAATTGCCTCCGCGAATTCTGATGGGTTATGTGAAAAAATCTGGCGAGGGACTGCCCCATTGAAATTTTAAAAAGAGGACTTGCCGCCCCACCGTTGGTATGCGATAGTTCGGGTGCGGCAATCCGCCGCTTACTTTGGGAGATACACCATGCAACATACGATTGAAAATTCAGACAACACCCTGACCCGCTTGCTTCAACAGGTGCAGGATCAAGCCGCCAGATCGCAGGATTTTCTGGCCCCCACTAATCAACTTCAACTGATGACCGGTGATCGGGGCGATGGCAGTAAGGTCAGCCAGATCATCATGGAGCAGTCTGGCGGGGCACCGACTCAGATTCTCGCCGCTAATGAGGTGGCGTTTGATCAGATCAGCCAGCGGGCGGGTATCGACGTTCGGACTGCCCGCCGGTTACAGCAAGATTACTCCACCGAATTTGATGGATTGATCAATGCTATCTGGCAGAAAGAACCGGCGGTGCGGATGATCCGCTCGTTTCAGCATTCTGACCGAGCAGGAACTGCCCGCGCATTTGTTAGCGACAAATTCAAAACGTTCGATAACGTTCACCTGTTGCAGTCCGCACTGCCCGAACTGCTGGAAAGCGATGCCCAGTGGAAAGTGGTGAACGGTCAGGTGACTGACAAGCGGCTGTACCTCCGACTCAAGTCTGAAGTGATCACGGGTGAGGGCGCGGCGGTTGGCGACATCATGGCGCTGGGCATTGGTATGTCTAACAGCGAAGTCGGTTGCGGTAGCGTGAACGTGTTCCAAATGTTCTGGACGCTGGCCTGTTTGAACGGGATGCAGACCGAGAAGCGGACCCGCAAGTCTCACATTACTGGGGCGCGGGGCGATGCCGATACTTGGGGCCTGCTGACTGATGAAGCAAAGGATGCGGATAACCATGCGCTGGCGCTTCAAATGCGGGATGTCACGAGAGCGTATGCTAGTCGCGAGGCGTTCGATGAAGTGCTGGAAAAAATGAAAGCGGCTCACGACGATAAAGTCGAGGGCTCGCCGCAGTCTGCTGTGGAGGCCATGGGCAAGGTGCTGGCGCTTACCAAAAAGGACACCGCCAGTTTGATGGACGGCCTGCTCGCCACTATCGGGCAGGCAGGCTACGCCGGTCAGCCGGTAACCCGCGCCACTATGGTGAACGCGGTGACGGCGGTAGCGCATCAGGCGGACCCCGATACGGTTGACGATTGGCAGAAACTGGGCGGGCGCGTTCTGGACCTGCCCCGCTCCGATTGGCAACGAGTAGCAATGGCGGCATAACTCGGTCCCCAAAGTGCCCCCCGTATGGTTTGCCCTGCGGGGGGTTTTCTTTTTCTGGGGTATGCGATAAATTCCCCCAGTGCGGCAATCCTGCCGCGTACTTTGGGAGAAATTTCTATGCAAATTACAGCAGAAAAGCGCCTCGCCTCTGGGGCATTACATTCCGATTATTTCAGCAGTCTGGACGCGCTCCGAGAGTCGGGCGTCATGAATATGTTTGGCGCTCCGAGTTGGCTTCAGGACAATTTTGATCTGAACCGCAATGAAGCGCGGGCGGTGTTTGTATCTTGGACCGAATCGTTTCAAGGGGGTGACGAGTAATGGCGACACTTAATTTAGACCTTCGCGATTATGATATTGAGCCGGATGAAATTTCGGTGAGCGCTTGGGAAGCGGGCGCGTTGTTGGAAGCTAACAGCATCGATCCCGCAGAACTCCACGGCGAGTGGACTGCGCTAGATCTTTACATCCGCGAAGAATGCACCCCCGATTTAAACGCGGACAAAATTGCGGAGTTAATTGCGGGCGGCGGCTGGGAGCCAGACGATTTAGACCGGTTTATTATAAATTGCGTCCGGTGTTTAAAACTGCAAATTATTGGTGAGAAACAAAGGGCGGCGAGAGCGGTGCGGGACCTTGAATATGGTTCCCCATTGGAAACCGCCGAAGCGGGATAGCCCGCACCCGATCCGATAGCCCGCCACACTGGCGGGCTTTTTTTTGCCCGTATGGTATGCGATAGTGATCGGGCCGCGATTGGCGGCGACACTTTGGGAGATTGTTGTGAAACTATTGGATACGCGGGGATCAAACCCCAAATTGAAAAAGACCGGCGCGGCGGCCCCGTTCCGGTACGCTGGGCTATCGCTCTACCCTGATCCGGTTTTATGCCCGGGCGCGAAGGCCGCCGGATGTATGGCGGAATGCTTATCCGAGCAAGGGCGCGGACGGTTTACCAGTGTGCGAGATGCCCGCCAAAACAAGGCCGAATTTTTTCACGGGGATCGGGCGGGGTTTGTCGAGCAATTGAGCAGGGAGCTGCTTAATTTCCAGCGAACGTGCGACCGGTCCGGCGAGCGGGGCGCGGTCCGGCTTAACGTGCTCTCCGATGTGGCGTGGGAAGCGCTGGGCATTCCGCAAGCCTTCCCGCGTTTGTTATTTGTGGATTACACCAAACAGGCGGCGCGGCTTCAAAATACCCCAGACAATTACCGGTTGATATTCAGCTATAGCGGACGGCCCCAGTACCGGAACCAAAACCGGCGAGCATTCCTGACCGGTGCCCCCGTGGCGGTAGTTTTCCGCGGCGGGTTCCCCCGAGCGTTTCGCGGGCGGCCTGTTATCGATGGGGATCGCGACGACATCGCGAACGCATTTGCGGGCGGGCAGGTTGTGGCGCTAACCCCGAAAGGATCGGCGGCCCGTGATCGGTCCGGCTTTGTGATCGATAATCCCGACTTGATCGGGGCGGCGTCATGACTAAGCGGGAGCAGTGGCGAGCGAAGGCGGCGCGTTATCTCCGCTGGCATCGGGCGGCGATGCGCTCACGGTTTCCCGCTAGCGAGCCGGATTGGTTTCGGATGTATCAGGAAGCCAAAACCGCCGCGCATTACTGGGGGCGGCACGGGGAGCAAGCCCGCGCCCCCAGTTGGTATTTTCCCGAGTGATCAAACAAGCCCCCGCCGCGGGGCTTTTTTTTGCCCGTCGAATATGCGATAAAGGGCGGGCGGCAATGTTGCCGCGCACTTTGGGAGTTTTAAAAATGGATACAAAAACGCTAGTTGTCCGCCCCTCTGAGTTGATACTTGATCGGGTTTTAAATCCTGCCGGTGACGCGAATTTAAACCGCGTGAGCCCCGCCCAGCTTTTGAAAGCTTGCGGGACCGTTCCCGACTTTTTCGCAGAGGCCTGTATCACTGCCGAAACGGAAAACCCCGACGGCGTGAATATCGACGCTATAGCGGACGCGATGGACCGCGTTTATCAGATGGGCGGGTTCTGCTACCCGTGGGGCGGAGATCTGGACGCGGACGGGGTTTATCGATCCCAATACGCTGAGGAAGCGGATCTCTCGCCGCTGGTTCGGTTCGCCTATGCGGTGGCCATGGGCGGGCAGGCCTTTGAGTGTTTCGTCTATCAGGGCGGGATCACGGCGATCCGCGAGCGCGGAAGCGAAACCGCCAAGGTTGCGCGGTTCGATTAACCCGCCCGCCGCTGAACCAGCCCGCCACATGGCGGGCTTTTTTTTGGGCGGCGTATGGGATACCCTCGGCGGGCCGCAATGGTGCGGTGACACTTTGGGAGATCATCAATGAAAATTGAATATGTAGTGATAGCGGATAACCACTGCTGGGGCGCGGGGGATTCTCTCCGCGAAGCGTTCAGCAATGCACATCTCCGCGAAAGTACGCGCCTTTCGTTTTTCGATTGGATTATTGACGCGGCGGAACTGCGCGAGCAGTGGGCTAGCTGGTGCGATTGGGGACGCGACGAATGGCGACACGCAAGCGAAGACGAAAAGCCGGTGGAGTGCGTGATTTACCCGCTGGATCGCGAGCAGTGGGCAAGCTGGCGCGTTTGCGACGTTACCGGCGGCCTTTCCGCTATCCCCAGCGATGAAAGCGTGACGGGCTCCGAGGCATCCGCCCGCCTTCGGGATCTAGTGATCCGCGCCCAGTGGCATAACGGGGAACTGCGGCCCGTGAGCGATCCCGAGGGGGCCGAGTCGTGAGGGGGGCACTACACGACTGCCAATTGTTCGATTGGGTGAAGGCGCTAGGGCAGTGGCACCTTGCCGATCCCAGCGCTTCAGAGACGCGGTGCGGCGCTCCTATGCTGGGGAACAACCACGCTCGCCGCATTCCCGAGCAGGATCGGCGGAAGTGCCCGAAGTGCTGGGGCACCGGACCCGAGCGAATCTGACCCGCCGCCGAACTGCTACCCGAACCCCGCCCCGTGCGGGGTTTTTTGTGCCCGCGGTTTCCGCCCCGCCGCCGACAGTTTTTGGTTTTTGGCACGGGCACCGGGCAAGCTGCCGAACCGCCCTGGCGTCGCATACGCCCCCCAGTGTTTACGCGGCTTTCCGAGCGGTTCGCGGGAGAGACTCGAAAAACGCTTCCTCGAATCTACTTTAAGTGTCCGCCGCAACGCGCAACGCGTAACACGTGGCGCGGGGGCCGCGCCCCCTGCACCCAGCGAAACGCACAGCGGCCCGTGGGCCGCGATCCCCAGCGCCGCGGGCCGCGTTGCCGTTGTCATGACGCGTGTCCGGTTTCCCACCCTGCCGCGTGTCCGGTCAACTGTCTATAACGTTCATTATAGGAAGTTAGGAATCCCCGCGGGGCCCGTGGCCGGATCGCGTCAAACGGCGCTCTGGCAACTGGTCGGGGCCGCCGCGCCTCGCATCGCGGCCCGCGGCTGGCAAGCGGGCACAAGTTGCATGTTTTTCACAAACAACACAGTTGTGAAACCATATCGATGTTCCACGTGGAACAAAAAAGTCGATAAAAAAGGGTAAGCCGAGAAGAAAAGGTCATTTGTGGCCAGATAAATAAAAAAACTAGCCGTAGGAGTCACATGTGGCCAAAAATTTTGTAAAAATTTTCAAACCTACGGTATCCTATATGCTTTAATACCCTGAAGTAATTAAAAGGCCATCTCATATGTCGATTGAATTGGGGTCAGAAGAAGAGTTAGAAGAGAAGTTTCTGAAGCTTCAGTACCGCTTGGCCCAGATTGAAAAGGTCGAATCGTGCCAAAACAGCTTCCTAAGCTTTGTCCGCTCCATGTGGCCCGAGTTCATTGCAGGGCGACACCACAAGATCATGGCCGAGAAGCTTGAAAGGGTGGCCAACGGCGAGTTAAAGCGCCTGATCATCAACATGCCGCCGCGACATACCAAGTCTGAATTTGCCAGCTTCCTGTTCCCTGCGTGGATGATCGGAAAGAAGCCTGCGATGAAAATTATTCAGGCAACGCACACTACGGAGCTTGCGGTTAACTTTGGCCGAAAGGTGAAAAACCTTCTGGAGCGCGAGGATTATCTTGAGATGTTCCCGGACGCCGCCCTGTCGGCGGATTCCAAGGCATCGGGCAGATGGGACACGGCCCGTGGTGGCATGTACTACGGCGTGGGTGTTGGCTCAAACTTGGCGGGCCGTGGTGGTGATTTGATCATTATTGACGATCCGCACTCGGAGCAGACGGCGATGTCGCTGAGTGGCTTTGATGATGCGTGGGATTGGTACACGGGTGGTCCTCGACAGCGTTTGCAGCCGGGCGGAGCCATTATTGTGGTGATGACGCGGTGGTCAGAGAAGGATTTGACGGGTCAATTGATCCGGGCGCAGGGCCGGGATGAGCTAGCGGACAAGTGGGAAGTTATCGAATTTCCTATGGAGATGCCGTCTGGCGAGCCTTTGTGGCCGGAGTTTTGGTCTTTTGAGGAGATGCAGGCGGTCAAGGCGTCTATCCCGGGTCCGAAGTGGAATGCGCAGTACCAGCAGAATCCGACGGGTGATGAGAACGCGATTATCAAGCGCGAGTGGTGGAAAGTTTGGGACAAGCCCACGGTGCCGCAGCTTCAGTATGTTATTCAGAGCTACGATACGGCGTTTTCTAAGAGTACCCGGGCGGACTACAGTGCGATTACCACGTGGGGTGTTTTTTACCCAGACGAAGGCACCGTAGCAAATTTGATTCTTTTGGACTCAAAGAAGGGCCGCTGGGACTTTCCAGAGCTAAAACAGATGGCGATGGAGATGTATCAGTTTTGGGAGCCTGAAACGGTCATTATTGAGGCTAAGGCAAGTGGTTTGCCGCTTACGCACGAACTGCGAAATATGGGCATTCCTGTGGTAAACTTTACCCCTAGTCGAGGAAATGACAAGGTGTCAAGGGTGTTCAGTGTTTCTCCGTTGTTTGAAAGCGGAATGATCTGGGCCCCCGACGAATCTTGGGCGGAAGAAGTTATTGAAGAGTGTGCCGCGTTTCCTAATGGCGAACACGACGACTTGGTGGACAGCACCACTCAGGCGTTAATGCGATATAGGCAGGGTAATTTTGTTCAATTGCCCTCTGATTATTGGGAAGATGAAACTGCAAACATTAAGCCCATGCAGTATTACGGATAACATTGATGGCTAGCCAATACCAAGATCTTTTAAACGCGCTTTTTAATCCTTACGCCTCTGAAATCATGCAGGCTTATGGGTACGTTCCCTCTAGTGGAACTCCTTCGATCACGGACCCCGGAGCATATGCTCCTACGGGTGGCGCTGGGCCACAACCATATGTTCCCCCTAGCGGCACTCCCGGAGCAGTTTTTTCCGGCGGCAGTTCTCCTGTAGATTTTATTACCGGCGGCGGTGCTACGGGCGCTGTAGATTTTATTACCGGCGGCACTACGGGCGGCGGCACTACGGGTGGCGGCACTACGGTGGTTGGTACTCCGGGCGGCAGTGGAAGCTTTGTAGACAGCACTCCGTACAATCAAACCGATGAATTTAAAGCTTACGTTGAAGCAGACATTCAAAACAGGTTTGGCGGGGACCGGTTCTTGCACAGCAAGAGAGGCCTTGTGGGCGGAGAGGAACTTGGGCCGCGGCAGACATACTCGCTGGAAGAGTTTGCCAGCGGAATATTGCCTTATGCTAAAGGCAAGTACGGCTCGGGCGTGACTTACGACCCCAAAACCGGCTTGATGTACAACAACATTACTCAAGAAGAACTTGCACGGCGGCGAGGTGAGGATGGATATGCCCGTATTTTTGGCGTTCATCCCGACGCCCTGACTGCCCGCGAAAGAGAGCTTCTTAAACTTGGCGGTCATGGTGAGATGTCGCCCGGCACTAAATATATTCGTATTGGCGGACCAACCACGGGTACGCATTATTTTATTGAAAACGGTCAGGTTTACGCATACGACTACAACGCGGAGGACAGGCTGGGCTTTGGCGGCATGGGTCCAAAATATGGTGAGGACAACTTCCAAACGACCCCGGTTGAGTTTAACCAGTGGATAGATGATTTAAAGCCCAGTGCTTCCGAATCAACGTCTGGAGCCGACACGGCACAGGCGAAACAAAAAGAGGTGGGGCCAAGCCTTGCCTCCGAGTTGGTCATGGAGGCAGAAGAAGCACCACAACAACTTACCGTTGCAGCACCATCGCCTCGTAAAAAGAAGCCCGCTGATGCTAATACAATGGGCCAATTTGCTGGTTTAATAAATTTTCCGAGTTATTCTGAAATGCTCCAGAGTAATTTGGATGTGTTTCGGAACATGACCGCAGAAGAGTTAATGGAAATGAACCGTGGTCGCGTTCCTCCACCAAGGATATCTTCTGCGGCTCCCGCGGCCCCTGCGGGGCTCATGGGCAACATAGAACCTTCGCCCCCGATGGCATCGCCGCCCCTTAATCGGATAATCCCTCAGAGCATTCCGCCATCGCAACCTCCTCAGAGCATTCCGCCACCGCAACCTTTTGACGGCTTTGTCAAAGGCCCCGAGCTTCCAGAGCTTACCATCCCTCCCTTTGGGCCCCCCGGAACTCAGGTTCCAGCGGCTCCTCCGGGTGATAGCGGCACTCCGGCTCCCCAGCCGATTCCGTTTCCGGGGGCTCCGGGTGATAGCGGTACTCCGGCTCCCCAGCCGATTCCGGCCCCTGAGTTTACTCCAGAGCAACGAACGGCAATTGCTCAGGCGCTTGGGGCAATTAACTCCGGCGGCGGTTTCCGCCTCCCTTTTAAAAATGGCGGCCCGGTAACTTCGGGCATTGGTAAATTATTTAAAAAAGAGGTAATGCGATAATGCCTGTACCGCCCAACTTTAGGGGTCTTCCTCCCGGTTACACGCCCCCCGGAACAAATTCTTATGTATCTCCCGGATCTTCTTATAGGCCCCTCGCCCCTGATTATTTAACACGTAATTCTGACGGCACGTACTCCTTTGGAGAAGGCACTACTAACCAAGAAGTAGTACACCTTTTGCGGGAGATGGGCATTCTGAACGAGGCTGACCACGAATGGTTTTTAAAGTGGTTTATCGAGTCTTCGTTGCAAGGCAACGACGTTGCCAACGGAACTTGGATGGCTGCGGGAGCGGGCGGACTAAGTACGGAAGGCCAAGATTGGGCTCCTGAAAGTAGACGCCGCTTAGAATTGGTTTACGCTTTTTTGAACAACTACGGAGAAACCGGTTCGTTTACGCCATCGCAAACTTTCACGGAAAAGTATGGTGGGGACCCCAATCCGCCCGGAGGTGATTACGGGGAAACAAGCGACATGGGCCCGGGGTATACCGACTCGGGTCGGCCTATTTTTTCGGGAGCCCCGCCCACAGGTGGCGATCCACGGGCCCCGTACTATACGCCAGAGGATACGTTAGTTAGGAGCGACCAGCTTCCCGATTTATATGCGGATACGCCCCCTCCGCCTCCGCCCCCTACTCCGCCTCCGCCCCAAGATCTTACGTCGGACACGACTGCGCCAGAGGATGTGCCTCCGCCGCCCCCTCCGCCCCCTCCGCCCGCAGATACTCCGCCTTCAGATACTACTCCGTCCGCTCCAGCAGAAGGAATAGCCGCTGTTTTTGGCGTGGATCTTCCTGACTTTGGCGATTTTGGGGCTTTTATGGCTCCACGGGGCCAACAACGCGATGCGGAGCCTGCTTTTGAAAATGAGGTAGAAAGAGAAATTGAGCGCCGCGCCGCACAGCGAGCCGCCGCGTCTGGCTCCTCCACCGCTTCAACTTCGCCTTACACAGGTTCGGGTATTTATGGCACGGGCTTTATGGGGATTAGCCCTGAAGTAATTCAAGCCGCGATTGCCGCCGCTCGTGAACGGGAGGCAGTTGCCGCGGCTGCCGCTGCGGCAGCAGCAGAAGGCACTCCACCGCCCGCGCAAATGGCAAATGGCGGCATTGTGAGCCTGATAAAAGAAAACATGAAGACTACGGGCGACGGCATTGAGTCTTTTTTGATGAAATACAAAGAACCCATTGCAGACGCCGTGTCTCCTGAACGAAGGGCCGCGGCGCTAAAACGCACGTTAAGACAACTTCAACCACGGCCCACGGCCCCCGGGCCACTGCCCATAGGCCCCGGACCAATGCCTATGGGCCCCGGACCAGCGCCCACGATGCAACAGGGCATCATGCCCATGGCGGGCTAAGTGGCCGAGCAAGAACCTGAATTTCTGGCGGCGTTAGAGCGTCAGCGACTCCGAGAGCAAGCTTTTGACAATGAGTTTGCTATTGAAGTCGCTGCGCAGAGCAACTACGCGGCGGACATTGATCCGTCTATTTCTCGCTACCACGGGCTACCTAACGCCGCTTCCGGAATCATTAACTACGATGGTTTGAGGGGTTTTTATTTGCGTCCAAATAAAGAATATCCCGAAGGCACTTTTGCGGACGATTATCCCAAGCATGTTTTTTATAAGTCAAAAGACGATACCACGGATGTTCTAACCATAATTCCAGAATTTGGAATGGTGAACACAATTGATAAAGACGCCACCCCCCAAATCCTTGCTCATGAATATCGGCACAGACAATTCCCTCAGTTAAACGAAAGACAAATTAGAGTTGCGGATTTTTTGACCGCTTTAGATGAACGTCAAGTAGTTAACACGCTTCGCAGTCAAAGTTCTAAGGAAAAAGGACCATTAACCGGCTCCGAAGCCCTTGATAATTTTCGTTATGCTTTACGGTTTGAAAGAGACAATCCGGGACAGGGAGTCGGTGCGCAGATATTTGGAGAAGAGTGGGACCGCGGCGCACGGTCCACGCGCCAAGGACCACACGACAACAAAGATCAGTACATTCGGGCTCGTATAGAGGAATCCCCAGCTATTAAGCTGTTGAATGAGTACGAAGACTTAATAGAGTACAACGAAAAACTTCCCGAGCAAAACGAAGAGCGTCGAGAAGAGGCGGCGGTACGAGGCTATGCCAACGGCGGAATTGCGGGCCTTGCCCCGGTTGCGAGAAACATGTTTAATGGGCCTTATATCAAGCGCGGTGTAGGCGCATACGCCCCTTACGTTAGGAGATAAACCATGAAGTTTATTCTTGTGTTGCTGTGTGCGGTAACCTTGTCGGCATGTTCTTCGACAACTTCTCAATATTATGAAGCGGTTCAAAAAAGTGCTGAAGCTAACGCACAGGCGGCGCAGGCAAAGTTTGATGCGTTGTCGGCTATTGCGGCGGCAGGCGATGGACAAGCGGCTAGTGCTGCGGTTATGGCTCTAGCCATGACACAGACACCTGTTGTACAGCCTATTCCCCAGCAGTCTCAAGCAATTCAGTGGGCAAGCATACTGGCTGCCCCGATCAGCAACTTGGGTATGGTGTGGATGCAGGCAGACTCAACCAAGACCATGGCCCGCTATTCAGCAGAGGTTGATATGGCCCGTATCACCGCGGATGCGACCACTCAGCAAGCGCTTTACGGTTCGTTTGTCAGTATGGGCGAGACTACTGCCACGGTAGCCAGCAACATCGACTACACACCCTTCGTAGATGGAATGGTGACTCTTGGCACTACGGGCATGGATAATCTAACAACCCTCGGCACCAACGGTATGGATAACCTGACGGCGCTTGGCACTCAT